ACACCGTGCAGGAACTGCGTGCTGCTCAAATGGCTAACATTGCCCTTGAGCAACGCCGTGCCGCTGCTGTGCGTCGTGCTTACGAAGAGAAAGTGGAAAACATTGCTCTCTTCGGCGAAAGCTCTGTGGGTCTGGCTGGTTTCTTCAACAACTCCACTGTGGACGTTGTGGCTGCCGATAAGTGGTTCACCACCGTTGGCACTACTGCCCAGGAAATGCTTGAACTGCTGAACTATGGCGTGACTGCCATCATCAACGGTTCGAAGATGAAGGAGACGCCTGACACCATTCTGCTGTCCTACGCCGACTACAACAAGATCAGCACCACTCGCAACTCCGATTCTTCGGACGTGACTGTGCTGGAATACTTCCTGCGGACCAACCCCTACATCCGTAACGTTGAGCCTATCAACCAACTGGAAGCTGACAACAGCGTGCTGAACACTGACCGTATGGTTGTGTACAAGCGCGATCCCGAGAAAGTGCAACTGCACATTCCTCAGCCCCTCGAACTGTTCCCCCCTCAACAGCGTGGCCTGGAATTCATCGTTCCTGCTCATGCTCGCGTGGGCGGCGTGGCTCTCTACTATCCGAAGAGCGTCATCTACGTTCAAGCTTCTGCCTGAGGATAATCATTCAAGGAATGGGCGTTAAGCTAATGACAATTGTTTTCTTTTGAACAATGCTCATCGCTTATCGCCCTGAACTTGAGAATCCTCCCCGCGATGCGGGCTTTGGAATTATCACTAATTCTGGGCTCATCCAGCTCACTCCAGGTCTTAATCAGGAAATCCCTGATGAGAAGTGGAACGAAGCCAAGCTGAACGGAACCGTCAAGAAGCTTATGGCTATTGGCGCCATTGAAGAAATGAAAGAGCAGGTGGTTGTCGAGAATCTTCCCGAGAATGTACAAAGTCTTTCAGAACTTCCCCTCACTCAAGCCATTCGTGCCATTGAACTCATTCATGACACGGAACGCCTCACCGACTGGAAACGCATTGAAGGTCGTGTGCGAGTGAGGAACGCCATTAGCAAGCGCCAAGAAGCCATTCGTATCGGGAAAGCCTGATTATGGCTGTCACTTACGCAAGCTTTCTTGAGCGCTTCCCTGAGTTTACTCCCCACCCTCCCGGCATTGTAAATGGTGCCATTTCTGAAGCTTCTTACGATGCGTCGGAAGATGTATTTGGAGATCAAACTGATAGGGCTGTTAAATTTTTAGCTGCTCATATCATTGCCATTCAACTTGCACAAATGGGCATCCAAATTGGTGCCACTGATGGCAAGGTTTATGGAGAGGGACTGGAGGCCACTCAGTACGGGCAAGAGTTTAAACGCCTCACTGATTCCCTTCCTGGCACTGCTGTTGGTTTTGTCGTATGAGCAATTTCTTGATGCCACTATCAAATGCCACACTTGTGTGGTCGGTGGCTTCAGGATATGCTCTTGACGATGAAACTGGCAACTATGTACCTAGAACTGCTGGCATTACTTACTATGCCACGTTACGGCAGAAAACAAATCCTCGGTATAGCCAATTACTTGGCGCCGACGAAACTGCTGTGTACATGGAAGGTCGTCTCACTAGACCATTAACGCTATCTGGTGTAACGTTTGGTGATACGGCAAGAGCCACTATCAATGGAAGGGAGGGTCGCTTTGAACTATTGCCGAACGAGGAAATTGCTGAACATTATTGGCAATTCCTCGGCACACCAATCAGAGGTATTTTTAGACTGATTGGTAAAGGAAGCGTGGACAACGCTTAATCACTTTCCCTTCCATTGCTGAGGAATTCCTCTCATGCTTTACCACCCCACTGAATTGGTCAAGAGCCAAGACGTGATTGTGCGTGTTGGTTCCATTGGCGGCATCGCACGTCCCGTGATCACCCAGAGCGGCGCTACCTTCACTGTCAGCGGCGCTCCTACTCTCTTCACGCTCCAAGCAGCTACTACGGCCTCTGTTGCTTTTAACGATGGCAACAACGAATTCTACCTGCTGGGCGGCGGCGGCTTCTCTGACAGCGTGATCGTCACCTCTCAAGCCACTACTTCCATCACTTCCTACTTCCAGAAGGATGTTGACGGCACCACCTTCGTGCCCAACAGCTTCGATGAAGCCTTCCAAGTGATTGCTGCTTCTCGTTACGACAAAGACGCCGAAGTGTACGTTGAAATCAACAAGCAGCTTGGCGCTTCTGGCACCACCTTCTACTATGACCGCGTGGCTTATGTGGCTCGCGTGATGAACTACAACGAGAGCTATCCTGCTGATAACCTCGTGGAATGCACCTTTGATCTGATTAGCCGTGGTCGTATTGGCATCCACCAGAATGCCACTTCCACTGGCTCGATCATTCCCGTTGCTCCCAACTGATAGTTCATTTTCCTATCGTTTCTTGCTAGCCTTCCCATACGGGGAGGCTTTTTTATTGTGAATATTACACAGCTTCGGGAAGTATTGGTTGAGCTACTTTCTGAGTCGCCCAATTTAATTGGTCAATACACATTGCCAAATGGCGTGACAATTCCTTCTGTCTATGTAGTGGGACAGCAAGGAGTGCCAAAAGAATGGAAAGCAAAAGGCTTAGAAGTGGTCATTCGCCAGTTCCCTGAGATTCTCCCTTCCGCAATGGTTGGGACGATGAGCATCAATCAATTATGGGAAGTAATTCTGGTGCAATATACGCCTAGTTCGAACACAATGGCACTGGCCATGGATCGCATGGTTCGCCGTTTTCCCGATAGTACGCCACGATATTTCCCTGGAGATGATATTGCGTATGAACGGTGCCGTTTCACTATTCCCGATATGACCATTCGCAACCTCTATCCACCTAACTAGCAATGGGAGTTATCGTTGGCGGGAAGTTTATCAATCCCGATGCTTTCACGAAAAGGCTTACAACTGCATTTGCCATATGGGCCAACGACGACATCAATGATTCCTATTGGGACGATTTCTTTAAGGACGATAGATGGTCCTATCCAGGTGAAACCAGGAGAAAAAATGGCGGAGTAGTTAGCAGCCCTCGCGACATTTACGATCTTGGTAATTTGTACGACAGTGGAAGAGAAAGCTTTACGTTGAATTTGGCAGGGAATTCCCCTAAGGCATCGTGGAACTGGAATGCAACAAACGAAAGTGGACGAGCCTACGCATGGTATGTTCACGAAGGTCTAGGCACTAATCTTGCTCCCAGGCCATGGACAGATGCGTTTCAAGTGCCAGCAAAGTTTGAACGTGGTGTGGCTATGCGCTCATTGAAAAATAGAATACGTGAAGCTTTCATGAAGTGATGCACATCGATTATCTGTTTAGCAATGACCGAACGGTTCATGCCATTAATTGCACCATTGAAGGCACGGCACTAGAAGTGGGGATTTTGTGTCTTGTTTCTTGCCGGGAATCTGCTATTAGAATTGCAAACGAAAATCATTCATTGCTTGTTGAAGTGCCGCCTGACTTTCGCTCTAATCACGAGCGAGTGAAGGTGTTCAACGCATTGCTAAACATCCTGGACCATGAGCAAATACAGCTTTCTTCTGGACACTAAGACTGAGGAGTTTTTTGAACTGCTGCCTAATATTCGCATGAAGAAATATGGTGGCTGGTTGGTTTCCGAAGCTATTGAGCAAGAAGAAATTAGCAAGCTGCAAAGCCAAGCTACTATTCGTGCCGTGCAACTGGCGAAGCGCATTGCATTGGCGAAGGACATTCCCCTTGACGAAGCATTCTCCCTGCTTCAAGGTGGTGGCGGCTCGATCACTGAAGCCGAACTGCTGTCTGAATACACGGAAGAAACGCTGAGCATGATCACTAGCGGCTCTTCTGTGGAAAGCACCAACGCTCGCATGGTTACCGCCTTCATTCGCTCGCGAGGGCAGGGTTTGGTGGACGGCGAATGGCGCGATCTGACTGACTGGGACGTGGATGATACAAAGGTGTTGCCACGTCGCTCCATTGCGAAAGTGGTGGAGTTTATCACTGCAGAACAGGAAGCGGAAGTGAAGGAGGCCGCAGAAGGGGCAAAAAAATCCCAGAAGAGGAATTCTCCTCAGTAGCCGAACGAATGGAGAGCCAGGCGAGAAATTTCCTGGCCTCCATGACAAAATGGAATGATCTATATTTCCGTCTGGCAGCGTCTGATTTCCATGACGACAGATGGAGCGCAAAGAATTTCGGCAAGCAAAAACTTGCTGATGTTAAGGCTGCATTGAAATATTTAGACAAGCATGACGTGGCAAAGTACAACATTCAAAGTGTTGCTACTGCCAAACTTGGGACCATGGCTGCTGGCATGATGGCTGGCAAGAAGTCGAAGGTAAAGCCGGAAGATTTCCTGCCGTTTGATAGCAAGAGCATTAAGAAAGAAGATGGCGTTACTGATGCAAGCCTTATTGTTCTTCAAAAGCTAATGAAACAACGGGTGATGGATGGACGAGTGATCGCGCTATTGGCCGATGAAATAAAGGCTTTTGCTGGTCGTAATGCTGGACAATGATTATAGAATGAAAGGAATGTGATCAGAAAGTAAAATGGCAGCTCAAGACGCCGAACTTCAGTTAAAGGTAAGTCTTGATTTAGCCTTTTTCAAGCAGCAATTGGCGGGTCTCGGCCAGGCGTCGGCTGGATATTCGTTGCCAATTGGCTTTACGTTCAATACAAAACAATTAGAGAAGCAAATTGCTGCTCTAAATAGAAAAGAAATTACGATCAAGATCAATGACAGTGCCATTGGTGGCGCCACGAAGCGTCTTGATGCTTTAAGTCAATACATTGACACTCTAAGGAAGGCTGCGTCTACGCCAATTATTGTCGAGACAAAATACAGGGCTACTGGAGATGTTCCATCGGCCAGAACAAAAGCAAGGGCAGCAGTTGCAACTGCAGTTAAAGGGCAGAGTTTAGTAGGTAGTTCTTCCTACAAAGACTTGCAGTCTTTATACAGGTTTGCTGATGCTGCAAATCTTGAATTCGAAAGACTCAAAAGAGGAGCTGCCAGTAGCACTGCTGAGTTACAACGAGTATTGGCCCCTGCATTTCGAGACGTAGGATCTGATATTAAGGCTGGCATTAAGAGCGGACTTGCCAATGCAGACAGTGAATTGGCACGAGTTGCCACAAACATGGGAGAAAGCCTCCTAAGGGCAACAAAGAAAACGCTTGGTATCGCGTCTCCATCGAAAGAATTCAAGAAGATTGGTGAAGACTCTGGCGAGGGTTTTGAGCAGGGGTTGAAAATTAGTCTTGGCCAGGCAGGAGATGTTGGCGTTCGTGAAATAGAAAAACTGTTCCAGCGTCTTCAGAAAGAAGCAAAAGCTGGTTCTGCAGTGCTGCAGGCAATCATGGCAGGCGCTATGGGCGGCGTCATGCAGCTTCCTGGCACTCGTCAACGTGGGGCGGGAGGATCCATTGGTTCAATGATTCGCCAGCAGCGGGCACAGGTGCAGGCGGAGCGCCAAGCGCAAGCTGGAGGCTTGTCTGCCCTGATGACGGGCATGATGGGTGGCGTCATCCCAATGGCAGGCCAGCAACGTGGTGCTGGTGGATCTATTGGTGCCATGATCCGCCAGCAAAGAACAGCAATCCAGGCGCAGCGCCAAGCAGAGGCCGGATCCTTGTCAGCATTGATGATGGGGATGATGGGTGGCGTTGTTTCCATGCCCAGCAAGCCACGCGCAGGCGGATCTATTGGTGAACTGATTCAGAAAGAACGAGCCAATGCGCGAGAGAGGAATCGGCCACAAAGAATTGAAAATCTAATTGCGGCGCTTTCTTCTGCAAGTGGCAATTTAAGTCCTGCTGCTGGTGTTAATCAGCGTCTTTCTACTGGAGGAGCTATTAATCCAGGAGTGATTCCTGCTGGTCACATTGGCAGGAGTGCCATTTCGCCTCGCTTTGTCAACTATCCACCTGCGATGCCAGCGGCATATGAAGGTCGATTCATTGAACCTTCTGCCTATGCATCGAGCCTTTCCACTGGAGGACTGAGCCGCTTCAACATGGGCGGCAAAGCAGTCCCTTCAATGGCACTTGGAGGAATCGGCGCTGGTGGTGGATCTTTTGTACCAATGGAGGGAGGGCGTAACGTCAGCAGTCTTAGGCAATCAATTCAAGGACTTATTGCAAGGGCGAAAGATGCTGCAGGAGTTATTAGAACTCAAGTTACGCCAAGCTTCAAAGATTTACGCGCTCAAGTGGTTGATGTTCGACGCTCGGTTGCGATGCAACTGACGGCAGAGGGCGGCGTCATGGGTGGTCGATACGTCACTCCTCGCGGCGCAATTAAATCATATGGTCAGTTTCCATCAGAAGGCATGATGATGCCAGGCGGCATTACTGCCAACGCCGCGCAATTCCGTAATTATTCTGTTCGCCAAAATGCCGTTGGAGGACGATTCCCATTGGGCGCCCCATACTCCACTCAGTCTGGTGGTGTTCGTACTTATGCATTCCCAATGGCGGGCATGATGGCGCCATCTTCTCCTCTTCCGAACGCTGGGGGAGTTGGAGCTGGTGGTGGAAGTTTTATTCCGTCTAATCCTCCTCCTGGTGGTCCACCTACTCCGCCTCCTGGTGGTCCTCCAAATCCCCCTGGTGGCGGAGGTGGTGGAGCAGGCGCGTCTGGTGGCATGGGAGGATTTGGGGATTTCCGTCTACCCTCCATCAGTCAGCTTCCAGGTGCCGGAACAATTAACGAACTTGGGCAAGAATTTGGCTTTGCAGCAAAACAAGTGTTGCTATTTGGCAGTGCCTACAAAGCACTCGCTTTCTTGACAAGCTTCCCTGCTCAAGTGCAGCAAGCAGTGGCAAGTCTGCAATCATTTAGGAACACACTAAAAGAAATCACTCCTTCTGCCCAAGAATTCGACAAGTCAAACAAGTTTATTCTTTCGCTTGTTGATCAATACAACATTCCTTTACAGTCGGCCCGTGATGGTTTCACCAAGCTATATGCTTCCATGCAGCCGGCTGGTTTCTCCGGTTCCGAGATTCGTGGATTATTTGAAGGCATCTCCATGGGAGCGGCCACATTTGGCATGAGTGCCGATAAGGTAGACCGCGTGATGTATGCCTTCGCTCAAATGGCCAGTAAAGGCCAAGTCATGAGTGAAGAGCTTAAGGGGCAACTTGGCGACGTGCTTCCTGGCGCATTGGCATTATTCGCTAGGGCCGCAAAGATGAACGTCACTGAGTTCGGTAAGGCCATGGAAGACGGCGCATTCAAGGGCGACGCAATGCGCCAGTTGCTGATCAATGTTGGCGCGACCATGAAGGAAGAATTTGGCAAAGGTGCTGTTGGTGCTGCCTTGACCTTCCAAGGTGTAATGAACAGGCTTCAAACAAGTGTGACTATTTTCTATGAAACATTTGAGCCTGCCGCAGTTGCATTTGCAAACACTTTTGTACTGCCACTTACTAATGGCATCCGCGTTATTACTGATGGCTTCAAGGAATTAATGACGGGCCAAGCTTCTGTAACGCAAGGCGGAAGTGAACTTGCAGCAAGGATTCGTCCGTTAATTCCAGCCTTTGAAGGCATTGCCAACAATGCAAAGATGGTTGCAGGCGCCGCATTGAACATGATTCAATCGCTTGCCCCTGTCGTGCAATTACTGCTGCAGATAGCATCCACTCCAGTGGTGGGCGTTCTTGCGCAAGTGTATACATCAGTGCTTCTTTTGAATGGGGCATTTACGTTACTGGGTGGACGAGTATTAATGAGCCTGATTGCCAGTCTCTCCCAGACAGTCGCAAGCATGATGGCGGTAAATACAGCAACAATTGTCACGAATACAAGTCTTGCAAGCGCTCGAATGCAGTTAATGCTGCTTGCGTCTGGAGCTACGCAAACCGGGACTGCCATGACTGCATTTGCAGGAGTTGTTCGCACCGCTGTAATGGTGACAATGGTG